TCATATTGCGTGGCGTGCCGGCCGGCCGGTTGAAGTCGTGGACCGTGAAATAAATCTTCCCTCGGCCGCGCCCGGCTGAACCCATCCATAGACCCCCCTCTATACGGGGGGTGTTTGCGCCCCGCGTCGTGCTGCGTGACGCTCGACGGTGCATCAGTCCTACTTTTTCACGGGGGCGTCAATGAATGGTCTGCTGAACAACTGGATCGTCCGCGCCGGCATCGTCGCCGGCATCACTTACCTGGGCTGGAAGCATTTGCCGCTCGGCGCGACCGGCAAGACGGTGCTGCTGGCAATCGGCGGCGTCTCTACCGCCCTGGTCGTGGCGTCGAACGTGCCGCTGGTCAATGCCGTGATGGCCGGGCGCTTGCCGGTCAACATCGCCGCTTCCTGAGCGGCGCGCGCTCTTAATCCTTTTCGGGATTCCCCATGAAAAAAACTCTCCTTATACTCGCTGCCGTGCTGTGCGCGCTGGCGACGCTGCCCGCTGCCGGCGCCGTGCTGCCGGGCGCGCTTGCCCTGGGCATGACCGGCGTGGTCCTCGACTGCCCGGCGTTCGATAACGTGGTGGCCGATGGCGTGGCGACGGCGAAGCTCGATCCGCTGATCGGGCGCGCCGTGGACCGGCTGATCCTCCAGCTCGGCGGAACTGCGCTCACGAAAGCGATGCTGACTAATATCCGGCTGTTGGCCAATGAGAAACCGATTTTCGAGGACACCGGCGCGCGCATCGATGATCGAAATGAGTATCGCGGCATCACGGCCAATGCGGCTTTTCTGACGCTCGATTTTAACGAGATTCGCGCTCACAGCAACGTGGACAAACAGGCGGGCGCGCTTGACACGCTCGGCGCAGGCATTCGTAAATTGGTTTTGGAGTGCACGATTGCCGGCGCGACCGCGCCGACCCTCGCCGCGCGCGCGATGGTTTCCCGCTCGCCGCAATCTTCGAATGCTCTTTACAACGCGCTGCTCGCAAAGGTGCTGAACCGCACGCAGAATTTCGCGGCGGCCGGCGAGTTCCCAATGGCGCTCAATTATGCGCAGGGGATGCGTAGCTTCTTGAAGCGCGTTCACCTGTTCAGCTCGACGGTGACGGCGGTGCGCGTCCGCAAGACCTACAAGAGCAATATCACGGATGAGATTTTCAAAGGAACAGACGCTCAGAATGATTTTGTTCAGACCGAGTATGGGCGCGTTCCACAGGCCAACGTTTTTACGGTTGACTTCATGCCGGACGGCGACGTGACTAAGTCCCTGGCGCTGGAGGACGCGCAGGCGATGGAGTGGCTGGTGACCGTGTCCGGCGCCGGTAACGTCGTGATGGTCTCCGAACTGCTCGACCCGCTCAACAACAATTAGGCGGGCGCGCGTGGACGACACACCCGTCGGTGCCTGGAGTATCGGCCAGTCCATCAAGGACGTTGCCGCGACCTGGCTCGACTACAGCAAGGCCAAGCTCGACGCGGCGGTGCGCTGGACCCCGACGATCGCGGGCGGCGCTTACGGCGTAGACGCTGCCGGCAACGTCTACCAGCGCGGCGCGCCGGCCGGCGCACCGCCTGCGGCCGGATCGAGTGCACTGCTGATCGTCGGCGCGGTAATCCTGGTTGTAGTGGTGGTGCTGGTTTTGCGCGCTAAATAATCGCGCCACGCGCCATTGATGTCATGGCGACGTTCGAATCCTACCTGAATTCCCTGGGCTACACGTCCACCGTCGAGGATGATTTTGTCCGGTGGTTCACGCCGGAGTTTTCGCGGGTCCGCGACGATGATATGGAATTCCTGCGGTCCGAATATGAGCGGGTGCAGGGATTCGCCGGCTCGGACGCCTTCGGCTCGGCGGGCTATGCGCCCGAGTTGTTCAACCCGCTGCCAAACATTACTAATGCCCCGCTGGTCACCATCGGCGGAGTGGATTTTTCGCGAGTCGGTGCGGCGGGCGGCGAACTACTCGCATCTTCCGGCGCAATAAATGATCCTACATACGGATGGATCATGCCTACCGAGACATTCAAGGCATTGAACGCCTCAAGCGGTTTCGATCGGGCGCTCGGCGTGGTGATGCCGCTGGTTATCGGCGCCGGCATGACGGCGGGGCTCGTCGCGGGCTTTAGCGCGCTGGCCGCCGCGCCGGCAACGGTGGTCGAGTCCGTCTCTCAAGTGGTCGCGTCCGCTGCGCCCGGCACGTTCGGCGGGCCGCCGCTGTTCGGCCCGGAACATCTGGCGCAAGATGCGTTTGCGGCCGCGCTGACCGTGCCGGCCGATGTCGCCGGCGCGCTGGTGGGGCCGGCCGCCGGCACGTTCGCCGGCCCGCCGCTGTTCGGCCCGGCGCATCTGGTGCAAGACGCCGTGCGCGCCGTGTTCAGCTTGCCGGCGGCTCCGCTGGTGTCTCCCTGGCTGCCTGGCGCGGATGTTCCGGTCCTCCCCACGGTGAGTGATCCGGTCCTCCCCACGGTGAGTGATCCGGTCCTCCCCACGGTGAGTGATCCGGTCCTCCCCACGGTGCGCGAGCTGATCTCTGCCGCGCCGGGCGTGGCGTCGGCTGCCGCGGGGCTCGCGGGCGCGGCGGCGGCGGTGATGCAACTGGAAGCGGCCGGCGCGGGCGGCGGGCTGTTCGATGTGCCCGGCGCGGTGCTCGCCGGGCCGGTGCCGGCGTCCCTCGCGCTCGGCACGGTCGGCCTGGTGGTGTTCTCCCTGGCGGTGATCGCCGGGGCCGTCTATCTCACTCGCGGAAAAAAATAGGTCCACGATGCTCTACCGCGAATCATTTACCGCCGGACAAACCAAGTCGTTTGCCATTTCCGGAAATTTCTTCCGGCTCAAGCGCGTGACCGGCGTCGAGTCGGAGTCCGTTGATGTTGTCTTCCAGCGCGACGGCCAGCGCGTGGACCACGATCTGACCGACGCGGACGCGGGCGACGGCATCGGGCCGTTGCCGCAGGGTGCCGGCTTCGATTTTTTTGAGATCACTTCGGCGGTCGCGCAGGATGTTTATTTCGACGTGGCGCGCGGGCAGCGGTTCTCTCAGCGCGTGGTGGGCGAGGTGCTGGTAGTGGACGGGGAGAAGGCGGTCACGCTGGCCGGACAGGGCCGGTTCGGCCAGCTCGGAATCAATGCTGTGCCCGCTGAGTATTCGAACATCCAGTTGCTGAATCCCGCCGGGTCGGGGGTGCGCGCGGTGATCGAGACGATCCGCTCGTCGTCATCCGCGGCGGCGAACATGGTGGCGAGGCGCTACGACGTCCCGCTCACTACACTCGTCTATAACTGGCCTAATGCACTTATCGCTGGCGCAGCCGGCTCCTGTGAGATGCGCCGCCAGAACGGCAGCTCCTCGCTCGGGGTGGGGAGTTTTCTCATCGGAGAACGTCTGCAGGCGGATACCGGCGCGCCGCCTTTTGTCCTGCGTAAGCCCTTGGTGCTAGAGGCGGGCGAGGGCCTGGTTATCAGCCTCGAGACCGTTAACGTTTTTCTCAACGCGATGTTCCAAGGATACGAGGAGTCTGTTTAATGCGCGTTTTTAACGCCGTTCCGTCGCCAGTCACGGCTCAGGACAAGACGGACATTCGGGCCGCGCTCGATGCGCTCGCCGTGGGCGGTGATCGCGCGCCCGATTTCGCCTCGATTCGCGCGACGCTCGCCGCCGGCAAGCGCGCCCGGTTCACGGACGGCATGATCCACCAGGCCGCGCTCGACATGGGGTTGACGGTCGAGCCGTGAGCGCGCGCGGGCTGATCGTGTTCGCGTCCCTGGGCGCGATCGCCGCCGCGCTTTATCTCGCGTTCTCGCGCCAGGCGCAAGCGGCGTTCTCTGAGGGCGGGCCGTTCGTGTCCAGCACGGCGGTCGTTGAATGGGTGGACCGCGCCGCGCGCGAGCTGGCCGAAGTCGGCTCGGTGTTGAGCGGGGAGCTGGCGAGCGCGGCCGATAGCGCGGTCGGGCTGGTGGATGACACGGTGTATCAGGCAACGGGGGCGAGGATCATGAGCGCGCGCTGGATCGAGCAAAGTTACAAGCCGGAATACCGGCCGCTGCTGGATGCGATGCGCGCGGCCGAAGTCAAGCACGGCATCCCCTTCGATCTCGTCGTGCGCCTGGCGTGGCAGGAATCGCGCTGGAACCCGGCCGCGCACAACGCGGAGAGCAACGCGAGCGGCATCATGCAGATTGTCCCGCGCTGGCATCCGGGGGTGAACGTGTGGGATGCCTACGCGAGCATCGACTACGGTGCGGGTTTTCTCGCGCAACTGTATCGCCAGTTTGGATCGTGGGAGCTGGCGCTCAAGGCTTACAACTGGGGGCCGGGCAACGTCAAGGCGTGGCTGGCGGGCGGACCCGATGCGCCGGCGGAGCCGACCGAAACTAAAAATTACTCCAGCCAGATTCTAGGCGACCTGGCCGCCGCCGGGCGGGTGATCACGTGAGGCTGGAAGCCATTTTGACCGTCGCCGCGCTGCTCGCTGCAGCTTATGCGCTCTATCGCCTGACCGGCCAGCGGCCGGGGGAGCCGCGCACGTTCTACGCGAACGTGGCCGGCGCGGTACCGCGTCCCTTTGACCCGGCCTACGTCGGCGGCGAGGGGAACACGGGTGAGTAAAAATCTGATCTTGATCGGTGCCGGTGTCGGCCTGGTGCTGGTCGTGGGCGCGTGGTGGGCGGCGCGGCGCGTCTCCGAGGTCGGTTTGTCTGGCGTGGTCGGCGGCGCGGCCGGGCAAGTCGTGAGCGTTGTCAGTCCGGCGAATCCCGACAACGTCTTTAATCGCGCCTTTGAGGGGTTGCTAGGCGGCTCGATCTGGGACGTGCTGCATGGGGACCAGCGAGCGCGCGACCTGGGGCCTACGCCGTTCCCCCGGCCGGGGGGCGGGGGCTGATTGTGTCGCCGCGGCCGTTCACGGCTTACTCGGGGAGTTACGGCGCGGATCAGCCGGTGATCGGGGATTTTCAGCCGCGCGCGCTGCCTCATGCGGCGGTGGCCGTGCTGCTGGTCCTGGCCGTCTATCTCGTCTATCGGCTGGCGAGGGCCTGAGCCATGGCCGAGGTCTCGCGCGTGCGCCAGCTCGCGGCCGCGTTGCAAGGCGACGGCTGCACGGCTTCCCCTGATCTTTTTTATCGCGAATGCTGCGATGAGCATGACGTCTACTACCGCACCGGGCGCGACCTGGGCGGCGAGCCGATCACGCGCGCCGAAGCGGATCGCCGGCTGCGCGCCTGCATGAAGCGCGCCGGCAAAACGCTGATCGTCGGGCGCTGGCTGTTGCCTTGGTGCTACTACGGCGCGGTGCGGCTCTTCGGCGGCGCGGCGTGGCGGGGCGCGTGATGGAGTCGTGGCTGCTCGCGCTGGCGACCGCTGTGGTCACCGGCCTGGTGACCTGGGGCGGGGTGCGCGTCGAGCTGCGCTGGCTGCGCCGCGACATGGACCGGTTGGAGAAACGACAGGATCGCGTTGAGAGTGTGCTGATCGGGCGCGCCGGGCGCACTCTAGGCGCTGATCCGGTGGAGCATCGCCCCTAGTTTTGATTCCAGCACGAGCTGAGTCCGGTAGAACCAGGCGCGGCGCTCGGCCAATGTTTTTTCGTGCTCGGCGCGGTCGAGTTCGAGCTCGAGTCGGGCTTTTTCTATTGCGAGACTGCGGACCTGCTGGCATTCAAAAAACAGCGCGCGCAATTCGTGGACGGTGAACCCGCGCCGCCATTCCGCTAGGTAGAGAAGACCGTCGCGCCCGAAGCGCGCGCCGTAGTCCGCCCACTCGGGCGGCACCGGGTAACTCACCATGCTTCCCCCTTTTTATGGGAATTACATACATAACTTGCACCTTGGTTCATCAGGGAATTATATCGTTAACTACAGTCATGATTTATAAGGCATTTTCAGCCCTTGCAAATATACTTGACTACAGCATGTAAATCGGTATAATACGAGTCATGGGATCGACGATCCCGCCGCGCCTCGGGAACGGGGGCACAGGAGGCATCATGCAAATCAACCTCAAAACCGGAACGCTCGACAGCACCCCCAATCTCGATGGATGGATCATCACGTCGGAGACCGCGATTGCCGAAGGCGCGGAGGATATGACACTGCGGCGTGGCGACAGGATCAACATCAATGGTGATGTGCGTAGAGGCGGCGACGTTATCGCCAATATCTCGTGAGCAATCACCCAAATCGCAACTGGCGGTCGCGGATGCAGTCTGCGGCCGACCAGTGGTTACAGACCGCGCAGGCGAAGGTCCTCGCCGAAGTGCCCTACGCCGGCCCACAAACTGCGGCGCTGTGCAAGCGGCTGCGCGAGGCATATCTCGCCGGGTATCAGGATGGACGAAAAAAGGACGACCATGAACGATAAAATCACCATCAGCACTCACCAGCTTTTTGCCATGTTTCCCGACGAGGCGGCGGCGCGGAGCTACCTCGAATCCCGCCGCTGGCCCAAGGGTGTCCGCTGTCCAACTTGCGACAGCGAGCGCATCACGGCGCGCGCGGGCGGCGAATATCACCACTGCAATCCGTGCAATGCCGATTTCACCGTCCGCACCGGCACGGTGATGGAGCGCAGCAAGATCGCGCTTCGCCTCTGGCTCTACACCATGTATTTGATGCTCACCAGCCGCAAGGGCATCAGCAGCCTGCAACTGTCGAAGGAAATCGGCATCACCCAGAAAAGCGCATGGTTCGTCCTGCACCGGCTCCGCGAAGCCTGCGGCAACGACCCGACCGCCTGAACAGCATGATCGCCGCGACCGTTGGCCGTCGCATCACTTACGCACGCGGAGTTGATCGCATGAAGAAACCACCGCCCGCCCTAGACGCGATTGCAGACCGTGTTCTGGCCTACCGCCCGAAGCCGAAAAGCAAACCTGCCCGGAAGCGCGCCCGTCGGCGTAACAAGATTCAGAGCAATTCATCTATATAATTCCCCTTTTTATTGAGCGCGCGGGGTCTGGGCGCGGGAGCGGGAGAGTAGCACCAAGGCGAGGATCGCGGCGAGGAGGGCCGGCACGGCGTTTAACATAATAACCAGAGTCCCCTCGGTGACGCCGGCCGGGAAGGCGACGGCCAGGGCGGCGAGCTGCCCGCCGTGATCCGCGCCGACGATGGCGACCAGGACCAGGGCGGCGGTCGCGGCCAGTTTCAGCCATTCCTTTTTTGTCGTTGGTGTCGGTGCGCGCTCGGCGGCGACGATTGCCAGGACGCGGCCGCGCTCGATCCCTAGCGCGTCAGCTACCTTCAAGGCCGTTTCGTCGTTCATCACGGTCCCGCCGTGTAGATTTGCGCTCACCCGCTGCCGGCTGAGGCTCAAAAACTTAGCGAGCTGGTAATCGCTGGTCAGGCCGTGGCGCTGCTTCACGGCGGTCATTAGTTCTCGGGTGTTTTCCATCGCGGTCCCTTCGTGGTTCAACGGGGCGAGTCTAGGCGCGTGTCATTTGACGCGCAACGTCCTAACCGTTTGACATGTAAAGCGTTCTGGACTATCCTTTTTCCCCCATAGGTAGGGGCGACCCACAAGGCTACCCCCTCATCTTGCGGCCGGGGAGTTTGGAGCGGTCCTTTCGCCCCGCGCCGCCTTCTTCCAAGGGAAGGGGCCGCGCTTCTGAAAAGGGACCGCCATGCAAATCACGCCCGACTCAATCGCCGGGGCCGTCACCCGGCACATTCGCCGCACGGAAGTCGAGCCGGGATTCCTGGCCGCTGAGGGCGTCGCGTTCAAAGCGCACCTGGCGGCGAAGGGCGCGAACCTTCGCGCGATGCTGCGCGAGCCTCATGCGGATTATTTCGTGATGCGCGCGCTCACGGATCGCAAGGCGCGGCGGTATGGGAAATATGGCTGGTCGCCGCGTCAGCTCGCGCAAGCTGAAACCGACAACCCGCTAGAGCTGCCGGTATGAACCGCCCGACGCGCACGATCCGCCGCGAATCCAGCGTCACGCATCGCGGCCGGCCGCTGGTGCTGATCGTCCCGCCAACCTGTGACGTGCTGATGATCCGCGAGAAGGGCCGGCACACAGCCTATGAGGTTGACGTGCTGTCCGTGTTTTCCGTCGCCGCGAAACTGGCCGCGCTCAAGCGGCGCGCGGAGCGAATCGGGAAGGGCAAAAAATGACCGCCCGGCCGCGACTCACGCCCATCCAGGACCAGGCCGCGCGCGCTGCGCTCGACGAGCTGCGCCGGCTCTACGTCGGCCGGCTCGACCATATGCAGACGGTCCTGGCGCTGCTCGGCGCGTTCGATGGATATTGCGTCCCGGTGCCGGCGTCGCTGCCCGATGCCGGATCGTTCTGCTCGCTGTCCGCGCTCTCTGCCGGCATGGATGAGCTGGCCGGCTACATCGAACGCGCGGAAATCGTGCAACCGGATCAACCCATGCGGGCGGCGGCGTGAGTTTTCATTTTGCCGCGCAGCTCGATCCCCGATTAATCGGGGTGATGGTGTCCTGGTGGCCGGCTGACCGCGTCCTACTTATCGAAGGCGGTCTTTTCTTTTCCGCCGCGCTGGAGATTAGGTTTTGATGGGCGCGCCGGATGCGATGGGCGAATGGTCGCGGCTCCAGGTGATAGAGGAGCGGCGACGGGCGCGGTGGCATCTGATCGGTGCTGCCGTTTTTCTGGCCGTCTCCTGGCTCGCGGTGAGCCGTGCGGCGGATTTTCTCTTTAACTGATGGAGGCGACATGGCGAAGGACAAGGCGAGCAAAAAAGGATGGGACAAGGGCGACAAGGTGAAAGTGACCGGCGGCGACCATGACGGCAAGGCCGGCGCGGTCGAGCATATTCGCCAGGCCACGAAAACGGCCACGGTGCGCTTTGCCGACGGTCACGCCGGCACGGTCAACCTGACGGACCTGGCCGCCGCTTAAGTGATCCGGCCGCAAAAAAAAGCTGCGCCCGTGAGTTTCAGGGCGCGGCTTTCTCTTGCGCGCGCCTGGTTCGGTGTGTTCCGGCGTCGGCTCGCTATCGCCGCCGCCGTGCTGCTCGGGCGCGTGGATCACTTGATTGAAATGAACCGCGAGCAACGGCGCGCGGTCGAGCGCGCACAACGAAAGGCCGCGCCATGATGGGCCGGCGCGCGCGCCGAACGATCATTAGCCAGTTTGCCGGCAATTCCGACCGGGACCTGGCCCGCTGGCTCGCCTTCGGGATACTGGCCGGCCTGGTGGCCCTGGCCGTTGCAGACGCTACCGCGCCGGATCGCCGCGCGCCTGGTGGCCGACCTGGCCGGCTG